CAACACTTGTTTCACCAAATTTTAATCCAAAATCTCTAGAGCCTTGGAATAAAGCAATATCGCTGTCACTTGAATCTACGACAAAACGATTGTTGACTGTACTTGTGCCGATACCTACATTGCCACTATCCGTTATTCGGATACGTTCTGCGTTGTTTGTTCTAAAAGCCATATGATTGTCAGCGTGGTCATAACTTATTCTACCAATATCATTATCACTAGCATCACCAAAATCTATAAATGTTTCTAAACCATCAGCACAAGTAAACCTTAAACCATCTTGGTCTGCGTGAGAGATAGTTAGTTTCATTGTAGGCACATTCGTTCCTACCCCAAAATTACCACTAGAATCTAGTGTAAGTCTTTCTGAACCTGCATCTTCATCTCTGAACGATAACGTACTAGAAGAACTAGAAAAAATAGAATATTTTCTTGGTGCATCTAAAACAATACCTGCACTTGTTGAATCTACTATTCCAATGAATTTTACAATAGCATCACTTGTTGGGGCAGTTGTACCAAGACCCAAATTACCAGATGTAGTTATTGCTAATGCAGTAGCGTTATTTGTTAGAAATAGTTGACCTACGCCTGTTGATGCTTGATGAGCTAAATTGTTATTTTCTACATAATGAAATGCTTTTGCTGTAGCATTCGCTTGATATGCAATACCACCAGAGACATTAGCATTTGTACCACCTAGTGAAAGCGTAGATACATTACTTGTAATTGATGTTAAAGTTGTAGTACCTAGACCTGAGTTTTGAGTACCTAGAACACCTACAGTTGAACCATCTTTCATAATCTCGATAGCAGTACCATCTGTATTAAGTCTATTAGTATAAATCATAGAACCATCAACTCTTGCTGTCGCAATAGTGCCAGTTATACCTGCAATGCCAAGATTTATACCTGCACCTGAACCTGAATTATTTGTTAAATTACTATCAGTAGTACCCACTAAAAAATTACCATCACTATCAATTCTTGCTCTCTCACTACTTCCATCACCATCTACAAAAGCAAGACCATCAGAACCATCTAAACTCTGTAAAACAAAACGACCAGTACCATTTTGAAAAAATCTTATTTTTGCAGAACCACCAGTGTTATCTAAATTTATAAGATTAGCACTTGCATCTCTTACAAGAAATTTACCATAAGCTGATGGATTGAAATAACCTACACCAAAATTACCACTTGAATCTAAAAACATTCTACTAGCACCTGCTGTTTCATCTCTGAATACTAACGTACTTGAAGAACTAGAAAACATTGAAAAAACTCTTGGTGCATCTAAAACAATTCCTGCACTTGTTGAATCTTCTATTTCAATGAATTTAACTATAGCATCACTCGTTGGGCTTGACGTTCCGATTCCTACGTTACCACCATTAAAATAAGAGCTTCCTGACGATTGTATAAGGTTTGCTGTCGTACCTGCGTTTGTAACTGTTTCAATAACACCATCGTTATCACTATCTGTATAAAATCTATGTGTTTCATTCCCATTTGAATTTTGAAATGATACTAAATCTGCATTACCAGCAGTACCACCTTTAACAACAAATTTATCAGCAGGTGAAGTCGTGCCTACCCCGACTCTTTGAGAAGAGTCTAAAGTCATAGCAGTATTCGAACCATTAGTTTGTAGAAATACACTACCACTAGAACCTCTAATGAAAGTGTTAGTATCATCTGCACCAATTAATACATTTACGTTGTTAGTTGTATCTTTAATTGTCAGTAAAGGTGTAGAAGAATTTTCAATATTTACATTACCTGCAAAGGTAGCACTAGTACTGTTTAATAATAAATAGGTAGAATTATTTGCTTCATTAGTAAGATTAATTATATCTGAATTTAATGATAATTGTCTGCTAAGTAATGATGAAATATGATTGACGTTTGTTGTTGAATTATGTAATATTTCAAAATCAGGTACAGCACCAAAGGTTAATTTTTTATTATCTCCTAATCCTACATCACCTGCAAAGGTGGCTTCGCCACTAGTCGATATAGTTAATCTTGTTGCACTACCAGTTTGTACTAAAAAAGCACCACTAGAGCTACCTAGAACTGCTGTGCCACTACTATCAGCTAATTCAATTTGTGAGTCAGCAGATGATGATGTAAACCTTGCAGAAATTTGAGTCGATTTTACTGATAAAGGTCTCGCAGGAATACTTGTATTTATGCCTACCAAACCGTCATTTGTTACTCTTACTCTCTCAGATGGTGCAGAAGCATTTGCCGATGTTGCAATAATTAAATCGTGTTGATTGCCTGTACTTAATCTTTCAGCAATTAAAGATACACCTCTTATTGCTGTAGGTTCAGCAGAAATACCACTTATATGAATACCTACACCTTTGCCATTTGTTCCACTTGTATCACCATCAACTATAAGACCATAATCGCCATTTGCTAAAATATTTGCAGGTGTATCTGCTGTAGTTCTAACTTGTAAACGTGCAGTAGGAGATGTTAGATTCATACCTATGCCACCAGTACCATTTGTTGATAAAATAATATGTCCATTTGTAGATAAATTAGATAATGTATAATTAATACCATCTAAAGTATGAGTTGTGCTACCACCTGAACTTGAATCGCTTAACTTAAAAGATGGTGTTCCTGCTGTCAGAGTTATTTGGTCTCCACTTTCTGACATTAGAGAATCGCCAAGAGTATCTGAATCTGTGAATTTTGCTAGTTTTCCTGCTGTACCGCTACCATCTAAAGCACCTGCACCAATAGGTATCTCGACAACTTGACCACTTGATGTTACACCTAGTCTTTGTGTTACTGTACCAGTAATGTTACCACTACCGTAAGAACTTAATTTTAAAGCAAGACCACTTACTACAAAAGTATTTGTGTCGCTATGTGAACCTGTGCTACCAACAACGAATGTACCTGTTCCTGTAGCACTTACATTATAACCAATGGCTGTAGATAATGAACCACTTGCAGTAGGGTTGTAACCTATAGCAATACCTTGTGCACCAGTACCTTGTGGGTTGTAACCTATAGCAATAGATTGATTACCAGTCGCATCTGCATCTAAACCTATACCAATAGCTTCTGTACCTAATGTACTGCTAGTGTCACCAATATTTATTTTATCATCTGCAAATTGTAATTTTTTTGTTGCAGCAATGGTTATACTTTCATTTGATGTCATTCCTGCACTAGAAAATCTATATTTTTCAGAACCTCCTAAAGTTATTCCAATTGATTCATCAGCTTGTAAGAAAAAGCCATCATCAATATTACCAATAGATAGAGTTGGTACACCTGCTGTTCCTGCATTAAATGTAAAGGATGATGTTGAAATGCCAAACGGTAGATTGTTACCTGCACCATCTGTAATTATTTTTTTTGTTCCACCTATCGCTAACGAATCAGTTGATTTTAGTAATCCTAAATACGAGGATGCAATAGTATTTCCAGTAAGTGCTGTACCCATAAGATTATTTTATTTACAAATATACTATTTTTTCATTTTCATTATGTGCTTGTTGTGATGCTCTCTGTGACAGTTGGCACACAAGACTTCGCACTTTGCCATTATCTCTGTAAGTATAGCATCAACTTTACCATCGTAAAAACTTTTTTCTGACAGATTTCTAATTGCTCTTGCAATAGCAAATTTTTTTCTTTTTGTATGATGGAAGTCTAATGCACTAAAATTTTTATCATAACCACATCTTACACATTTAATATCTATATACGTAGAAAGTTTATAAATAAACTCTTGTTTCCAATGCCTGTGATTTTTTTCTCTTTTTTTATTTCTACAATCTCTACAATGAATCTCTGGTTTTTTGTTGGCCCTTTTATAATATCTAGTTAAGGGTTTTACCTTTTTACATGTTGCACAAATTTTACCTTCCTTGTCCTCTGTATTTTGAGCCACTATAATATTTTCCTTTTTTGTTGTTAGTATTTTTATTTTTAGAATGTATGCCTCTTCTTTTTTTCTTTGGTTTTGCTTCGTATGCTTTTGGAAAAAACCTTTTGGCCATTACTTCTTAGAATACTTTTCTAGACCACGAGAACCAAAATATGCACCGATTACAGTTATCAAAACAATTTGTAATAAATCTACCCAACTTTCTTTAACCTCGAAAGATATTTTTCCTGCATCTATAAAAACGAGTAAGATTGTACTGATAACTAAAATCAATAAAACTAAGGGCCTAATGTTTTTAGAAAGCCAACTATCAGAAGTGCTGTCATACTTCCACCTCTCTGTGGTATTCTTTTGCATCTCAATCTCAAAGGATTGAAATAATTGCTGTATCTCTTTATTTGCTTGATGTTTTTCTTCTTTGGTCTGCACAAAGCGGTCAACAATATTAGCAATACCTGTGGCAGTTTCGCCAAAGATTTTTTGAAATATCTTATTCATCTATCTTTATCTGTTAACCAAACATAAATTATTAGACCACCAACTAACAAGGCACCAGCAAGTGTCACAGCCACTACAGCAAAATCTACGTTCTCTAAATTTATTCTCATTATAATTCATCTATTAAATCCATTAATTTATGTTCAATTCTTAAAAAAATTTCAATACGTTGTACACCTTCCCACTCCTTTAAACCATCTGCAACATCCATAAGCGTATTTATTTTAGATAATGTCTGTGTGGTTTTCAACTGCTCATTTACATCTTTTTCTGATAAACTTATATCGCTTAATAATTTCATTTCTTATATACTTTATCTTCTAAATTATTTAATCTTCTGTTGGTTTGCTCCTCATATTTCTCAAGTTCTCTAATTAAATAATCAATTTTTTGATTGATAACTTTGGTATCATCTTGTTCAATTTTATACTCTGGAAGAGTTTTAGCTATCTCAATCTCAGAAGTTAGCTGTGAATAAGTCATTGTAAGTGATATGATGCCGCCAACTAATAGACCTATAAATTTAATATCTATACGTAAGTCAGATTTACCGTCACCATCAACGTCTATTGCAACCTTTTTATTGGTTATATCCTCCATGTTTTTGATTTTAGCTTTCTTCAAAATTAATGATTTTAATTGATAGTTTTTTTTGTTTATCTAAGACATCGCAGATTTTTGGATAAACTCTTTTATAACATTCTGTAGATTGCCCTAGAAATCCATCTTTCGTAATGTTTTGTGATAAAACATTTCCAAGTAATAAGCAGCCATCTGAATCATCATCACTATTACCAATATGAAGAAGAATGTAATTAAAATTAGGCACATCCCGAATTTCAAGCATACCTCTATGAATGCTTGGAAAACGTTTTGAATACTTATTGTGATAACCTCCCTCTTTTCTGTATTCAATTTTATAAGTCCCTTGAGGTATGCGAGTTTCTCCATAAACTTTGACCGCCCTTTTTTCATCTTCAATAGTAAAGCATAAAAAATCTTTTTCGTTTGTCTCATGGTTTTTAAAAAATAATATTCCTAAGGTACTATCTTTTTGCGAACTAAATCTGTATAACTCAAGTCCTATCATATTTGTTCTAGTTTAACAGATAGCGAAATAACACCTCTATAATAAGTATGGTCCGGTGAATCCTCTGTTAGATAAGTTATACCTTCATTGATTTGTGAATAAACATTGAAGCCATCTGAATTAAGATTCAGCAAGCCGCTTTTTAAAATAACTAATTGTGAGATAGAATTAATTATTTGGTTGGCTTGTAATTGACCACCATCTCCATCAGCAAATCTTGTTACAACTTCAATCCTTGTAGATACATCTGCAATGTAATTGCTAATATTATCTTCGATTTGATTTGTGCTAACAGAATAAATTACTATGTAAGGGTAAGTTGCATTATTTGGGACAGCATTATAAACAGGTACATTGCTACCACCATACGATATGTTACCATTTAAAACGTTAAATAAACCTCTTCTAACAAAGTGTGCAGGCTCTTTCATTTAGTTGTATTTTTTATTTCTTTTCTAATATTTCTGTATAAATCTTTTAATGCCATTTTAAAAGCAGGATACATATACGGTTGCGGCTTTGTTCCAACTTTTAAAATTTTCATCATGATTGGAAATGATATCTGTTTTGCTTCTTCTTCCGTCTTACCAAGCTTTGTAACAATCCACCTTTCAATAGATTCTTTGAAGCTTGCACCACTTTTAAACTTAGCACCTTTATATTGTTTTGCTATGTTAGTAAACTCACTTGGAACATTCACTTGACTTCTTGTACCAAATTCAAGAAAGGCTCCATATAATTCATCAACTTGAGCACCGCCTGTAAGATTTCTTTTAGATAAAAAAGGCTCTACCTTTCCCGTAAGATTAAAGTTCTTAGCACCTAAGTTAGAGTTTGCTAAAGCAGAAAAGACTAAACTAAAACCATTAATAGCTTTAAAAAGATTTTCATCTAATAAATTAGTTTTTTGGTTTAGTTCTCTTTTTAATTTTTGAACTTGAGAAGATGTATTTCCTATTCTCATTATGCTGTTCTATTTCCTTTTACGCTAAAATAATACAAATCTAATTCTAAAATTGTATTGATTCTATACTGATTATTGTCTCTCTCTGGGAAAAGTACATCACCAACTTGTATATTAGCAGTAGCAGTATTCTTTCTAATTGTTAATTCAATACCCTTGTTTAACTGTCTTTTATCATTTTCGAAGGACATATCACCATCTGTAAAAATTAATTTAGCCCAAATAGTTGCAACTGTGGATTGTGAAGATGTGAATCCTCCAAATCCGTCTGCAGAATTAGTTAGCCTTTTGACCGTTACTCTATCTCTAAATTCACCGATATTCATTCTAAATGTCGCTTATAAATTTAAAAGGGTCTAATATCCTTTTTATATTGGTTGGAATTTCAGATACGATTGTACCTGTTACAAAGTCTGTCCTATTATCATAATATGTGGTCGCTAATTGCAATATAGCGAGTTTTAAGGCACTATCTGTTAGCCCTGTAGTGGTATATACTATTTTGATATCTTCGTTAGGCAGGCCCGTTAAAATGATATATTTATCATCGAAGCCATAAGTATCAAAGCTTGCAGTTTTCAAGGAGCCATCACTCTCTTGAGTTTGCACGCTAGTTATAGCATTTATTGGAGCATATGGTAAAACAATTTTATATCTATCAGCGTAAAGACCATCATAATTACCACCCTTTTCAGGTATATGGCTTCTGAAATAAGTTCTTGTTTTGGCAACGATATCTCTATTTATATAATCTTCACATGCAGTCCTAGCCGCAGTATTCAAAATACCAATTAAAGTATCATCGCTAGTGGTTTCAATTCTTGCATAATCTTTTATTTCAGAAGTAGAAACCAACTCACTTCCAGTAGTAGAGTCAATCTGTACGCTTACCATTATTTAGTCTCTTTATCTTGTTTTAATTCTTTTGTTTCCTTTTTACCTTTTTCCTCTTTAGAGGCCCAACCCTTAGCAATCCATACTTCTGCATTGGCATCAGAAACGTCCATAACACAACCTTTGTCGTAAGTTACACCATCCTTTAATAATTCTGTTTTTAATTTTACTTTCATGATAATTAAATTTTTGTTCAATGTAAAGATAAAAAAAAAGGACAACTAATTTGTTGCCCTTTTTAAACTAATCAATTAAACTAAATTAAGATGTTTCAAGTGCTGTTTTAGCAGTTGAGAACGAACCCTTAACAATACCTGTAGGTAAGTAAATTGAATGTGCAATTCTTGCAATGCCACGCACGCTGACGAGATATTTGGAAAAATTGCTTCCATCTTCGTACCCAAAATCGACACGTAAACCTTCTCTTTGCCATACTTGTGAAGCTTGTGAAAAATCAGCAACTACAAAGTTACCGGCAGCCATCTTGTTATTCATGTAAACAGGTACCCCATTAATCCTAAAGAAGCCATCTGCAGCCACTAAAGAGTTACCTCTAAGGTACTCATTAGTACTGTCTTTTAAGAGTGCTATCTTATGATAGTCAGTTGGATTCAATACGATTCCATTAGCAGCGTAATTAGCAAGTGCCAACTGATTCATTGCTACATATAGAACATCAAGTTCTTGAGCTGATTCAATAGCGTTTGCAAAACCACCTGCAGCGAAAGTTGTACCACCATTCATTAAACCTAATAAATTAGGTGAACTCCCAGAGCCTCCAATCAGTTGGTCATCTATAACCGTACTGATTTTTGCAGGTAATCTTTGAGAAAGGTAAGAACTAAGGCCCGGAGTGTCTTCCAACATTTCTTGGGATATAGTCATTACTGCAGTTGTCTTTTGAACTACTGCATCCTCAGCTGTTAACTGGAATTCTGAATCTGTTGGTGCAGAACCTTCTGCTGTATTAGCAGCATTGTCAGTATATGCAGACTCTTTTACGTATCTAATAACGTTAGAATCTGTATTTCCAACAGGTATAATGCCCATCATATTTGTTACATTAGATGGGTCTCTTTTGATACCATCTACACGTAATACACCAGTCGCATCTCTAGCAGAACTTGCACCTGCAAAATCTGAAGAAATTAAAACGTCTGCCTTGATTTCCATAGATGCGTTACCTCTTGAGCCACTTTTCATAGCCTGTAGAGATTCGCTTTTTTCGATAGCGTTATTAAACGCTTCTTTCTTGCTCGTGAAAGTATTGTTGAAGTTGTTCTTTTTATTTTCAACTTCAAAAGTATCAATACGTTTATTCAGAGCCTCTGTCTCCTCGTTAAATTTATTAACGAGATTTTGTACTTCACCCTTAACCACCTCATCAACTTTGCCTTCTAAATTATCTTTAGATGCCTTCCCTGCTTTCTCAATCTTTTCGTCGATTAAGTCAGCGAGTTTGTTGAGATGCTCTTGAGTGTTTTCGTCTATACTACTCATTTTTAAAATTATTTAAACGGTTGAAAAAAAATTTAAAAACCTCATCGCTTGTACTCTCTTTTTTCGGCAAAGTGACTTCTACAGCCGGCTTTGTGATACTCATATCAGTTTTCAAACATTGAAGCTGGTATTCAATGGCATATCCTAAATCATCAGAAATGTTACCATCTCTTAATAATTTATTTATTGCATCAAATTTCTTGTTAATATCTAACTGTCTTTTTTCTTCGCTCTTGACATCATTAATCATAGCTTGGTCATTTGCAGCTATTGTAACAGCAGATATTTCATATAATTTTACTTCTTTTATATATCTTGTTTTTTCTTCCTCGTTATAGTCTTTAACGATTGGCATAATGCCAACACTATTTTCTGTTATAACACCTGCTTTAATTAATTCAATCACATCTTTTCCAAGTGTGGTTTTAGGTACTTCTGCAGTAAAAGCTAATCCCTTTTCATCTTCATATAATTCAGACATTTTACCAATCGGTTTTGTAATGTCGTGCTGATAAATATATTTTACTCTCTTACCGTTCTCTTTAATTGTTTTGGCATATGCCCCTCTTTCAATCACATCATCATCACTATCTCTATTGCCAAACACAGAACCATAGCCCTTGACTATGCCTGCTTTTTCATCTATATCACCAATCGGTGCCTGCTTGTATAAAATCATAACGTTATTTTAAATTCAAAAATAGTACATTTTTTTAATATTTTTTTTAATTACCATTGAAGAGGTATTCAGAACGTTTAGGAATTGGTGCTACATAGCAGGAGCAATTAATTACTTCACTTGCAGGACCTTGACCTGCATACGGCAAAATGTTACCTGTTACAGGGTTTACAAATGAATCTTCAAACGGTATCGGGTCCTCTCTGTCAAGTGCGACATGGCCCTCTCTATGGTCTACACTACCACCTAAAATCCATTTCTTTACCATTTGCTCTGGCTTCATAACAGATAAGGCACCTTGATTCACACCTAAATTAGATGCTAATGTAGTTTCTGTTTTGACGATTCTTCTAGCTTCCCATAAAGCTCTCTTGTCAAGTTGTTTATGTAGCCTCCTAGATTTACCTTCAAAAGAGTCTTTAACAAAATCTTCATCTTGTAAAAATTTAGAAAAGATATTTTCAATATTTTTTATAACTGTAGCTTGTACAGAAGTCTGTTTAGTAAACGTACTATTGATTGCATAATTTTGAAAAAAATCTTCCACTATATTATCTGTCTCTTCTTGCTTTCCAATGAAAGTATCGTAATTTTTTTTATACCAATTATAAAATGTTAATCCTGTGGTAGTATAAATGCTGATGTACATATTTTGTATTGCTGTTTTTTGGAAAAAAATCTCATAAGATTCTTTGTCTTTGATACCATTTTTTAGAAAATCATCTATAGCATTATCAAATCCTGTTCTATAAAAATCTTTTGCAACACGAAAATTTACTCTTTCAGATTGTCTGAATAATTTTTGATAACCAACCTTGAAGGCTCTGATGAATTTTCTTAATGAAAAATTGAATTGCTTTTGCTCTTTATTGGAAAAAATATTATTACATACAGCAAGTCTTTGTGTTCTTCTAGGGTACTCTTCATTCATTGTGTCGTCAGACATACACCTAGAAATATACTCATCTCTTGATTCGTAGCGGTTAGGCTTAGGTAAAGGCATTACTCCTCGATTTGTTTCAGCTTTCTTTCGGACCAATTAAGCATAGCATCACCACCCCACAGATTATAACTTATTGTGCCACATACAGGCTTGTCATCTTTTTCATAAGTTCCGGTGTCATATTCTTTAGCTCTTGATAGGTAGCTGTAAACTCTTTTCAAAACAGATAAACTAAAAGCCCTATTAGAAACAATATCTTGGGCCCTCTGTTTTCCGACAGCTGTAGCACAAGGATTATTGTATTTATCATTTACCTTGATTGCTCTTTCTGCATTAGCAATAGCCTTCTTAGGATAGCCTCCATATGTCTCTTGTTTCTCTGTTCCTAAAGCTTGTTCTAGTTCGTCCATATCTCTGCATGGCATATATACAGTCCCATCTTCTGTATTATGGCTATGAGTAAGACTACAGCCAATCTCTCTGGCCCTGTCCATAGCTTCATCTGGAGAGTCGTACACCTCATCTTGGACCTGTTTTGAATATCTTCTTTCTTCTTCTTCATCATGATAAGATTTACCCTTAGAACTTAATGGATGACCTTCCGGAAATAAATCTGTATCGTGTTTACCACCTCTAAATTTTCCATTCTTTAAGGCATAAATGTAAGAATTTACACGGGCCATCGCCCATTGCTGTTCACTATTTACTGTAGGTCTAACCGATTCTGGGTTAGTTCTATAGGCCCCAACACCCCTTTTGTAAACAGCAAATAGAGTTCTAACATTAGTTTTTTTTGTTTTAGATGTTACGCTTTCGTTGTGGTCGTCAGCTTTCTTTTTTAAAGCTTTCCTTAACCTCTCATTCATTTCTTGTTTTTCAACAACAGCACTTTCAAAAAAATTCTTCTCAGAGCCTAAGTCTAAATCACTTATAGGTATCAGATTACTTGGAACTAAAAAGTCATTCATTATTTCTTTTTCCTCATCAAGGCCATAGCCCATAGCCATCCTTTTTTCATTGTTTGATAGCCAGTAAGATTGTGATAATTGTGAAACAATTTTTTCTTGCTCCTGTTGTAGTTCTGATATTGAATTATAATCAAAATCTAAAAAAAGATTTTCACCATATAAAGGAACAAGCCATCTGTTAAGTTCATCTCTTAATTTATCTAACTCGGGTATTACACAGTTTTGATACAAAGCTTTTTTTGCTTCTCTCATATTATTATACGTACTAGATTCCATATTATTTAAGAGAACAGCAGGCACACTAAATATATTACATAAGTCTTTAATACTTGCATTATAAGTTTCTAATAGCTGTAAGTCACCTGCACTTAATCCAAAGTTGGTCCAACTTAGTTTCTTTGGTGTTACAATTACATCTCCAGCATTATGTGAACCTTGGTAATTTCTTCTAAAGGCATCTTTTAATTGTTGTGCCTGTGTAGGTGTTAGTGATTCATCTTCACTTGTTAAAATACCTCTTGCTGTTTGATTTTGTAAGTATTTCAATCCTGTTTCTACAGCTTCATTATTACTTGTCATAGAACGTAGTCCACTAAGAAGAGGTGATTGCCCATAAAGATGTGAGCCGCTACCATCATAATCAGGGTTGAAATCTGCAATATGCAATACATCGTCAGCTTCAATATCATATTGATTCCTTCCATAACTCATACAATATTTACTGACAGGCTCGAAGATGCCATTGCTTTTTATCTCAACGAGGTGGCTAGGAAGTGCATAAAGTTCATTGAATACTTTTCCTTCTCTAGTATCTGGTCCAATGCCATAAATAAATCTATTACCTGTAAGCTTACCAAATGCAATTACTTCTGTCATAAAGGTTGCATAACTCTGTGCAGGGTTAGGTCTATCCAATAAATCGTGTAAGGGTGTGTGTTCTGTTTTAATTAATGCGTGTTTTTTAATCATGTTGGCTTTGATTAAAGAATCATCATTAACTATGCCAGAGGTCAAAGCCTTATATTGTTTGAGTGCATCTTCATCCTTTTTTTCATAAATAATAAACGGAACTGCTACTGCGGTCTTAGTTATAAGATTTATTAAAGAATATATTGTTGGGTTTTTCTGATAACCTTTCCTTATATAATTATCATCATTCTCATTGTTTGATATATTGCCATTGCCAATGTAACTATAAACAGCCCTGTTATACTCTGGTGAAGTATTTTGTGAAAAAGCTTTTAATGCTGACTGTATTCTTTGATAAAATGTAGGCATATATTTTTTTTTGTAAAGTTATATAAAATAAATAATTTATTTAATAGACAAAAAATTCTCCTTTATTTGAATATCTCGTGTACATACCGTAACGAAGTGCATCCATCAAATGATTAAATTTGTCTCTTGGTTTATTAGTTTTTGTTCCGTCCTTAAGTTCTTCCCATATATAATATTGGTATTCATGTTTTAAATTTAATGATTTTTCGCAGGCAAAAATATCATATTCTTTTATTAGAGATATACCTGCTGATAAACTTCCTTGACCTTTGACAGATGGCTTAGCTAAGACACCTGTATTTCTTAGTTCAGCGATTGACTTTGGCTCTGCAGAATCGCAATACATTATATTATCAATATAATTATTCGATTTAATAAAGTTAGATATGTCTTGATTTGTCATACCTGTTTGATAAAGAACTTCTTTTATATAGACTTTGTTATTTTGTTTTCTTATTTCTATAATAGCTGTTGGGTCATTCGTATAGCCAAAATCACACCCTAAAAATACCTCATCCGATTCTGGAAAGTCTTTATAGTCTATCCATTGCCAGTCATTAAAAATCATACCTTCTGCAAAAGTTGCTCTTTTACCTAAGCCATAAACATTCCAATATAGTTCATCTTTATTTTTTAATCTTTCTATTTCGTCAATGATTTCCTGCTCAAGAAAGGCATTATCTTTATATGTGCTTACAAAAGTTTCTGAATCTTCACGAGTCATAAGTTCATCGTATATCCAATGCAAAGGGTCTGACGGATTAAAGTCAAGTAAGACTTCTCCCGTTGTTCTCATAATTAATTGACGAAAATCTTCGTAAGTCAATTCGTTTGCTTCATTGATATATAAAATATCTCTCTTTCTACCTCGTATTTTTTGAGGCTCATCTACACTAATAAATTCTACTTTGTGTTGATTATAATAGTATATCATTTCACTCTTGTTCATATAACCATTATAAATGATTCCAAGACTTTCTAATATGCCCATAAAGTCACGATACACAGAGGCTCTTATAGCAGGTAATGTTTTTCTAGCTATTGTAATTATTTGAGGTTTCTTCTGTGTTAAAATAATGTGTATTATGTATTGACATATAGCGTAGGTTTTTCCGGACCTTGTGCCTCCTTGAAAAATTTTAATCCTTTTTTTGCTGTCTAAGCATTGATAAAACTGAATATTACAATCTACTTCTTTGACGGCTTCCATTTAATTACTTCTGTCTTTACACCACCGGTGTGCGATATCTCTTGTCTCTCAACATATCCTCGGTCCTTAGCTTTAGTCTTAAGATAAAAAATTGTTGCTGTTGGATTGCCGTCTTGTATTTGTTTGAAAAGCTGACTTTCAGCAAAGTCTTTAGCTACATTAGCAAGGTCATCGACTTGTCTTTTAAAAGTTTTATCCTGCTTATAATATCTATAAAAAGTTGTCCTGTCTATGCCAACTTGTTTACATGCAGTGGTAACAACCCCCAGAGACTTCTCTAAGGATTCTAATAATGCTTTTTTAGTGTGTTGTATTTTGTTGTTTTTCATATTAAAAAAGTGCCGTCGTCAATTTACATCAAAAATACTTAATCTAATCTTAACAATTAAACATATTTTATTTGACTCAGGCACTAATCTAACCCATTGAAAGCTTTTAGCGGATAGAATACTAAAGTATTACGGTATCCATTTTCTTTAGTTGGTATAATTGGAGTGACTCCATGTACATTTTTCCATGCAGGATATACTAAAAGAGAATTGTCTTTGGAATCAACTGTTATATCGTAGTCTGGCACGCTTGTATTTCCACCTGTTGAGTCTTTTCTTTTTGCAATAATAACATTAGCACAGCCTTGTAAGTTTGCTCTATCTATATGAAAAGGAGCAGGTATATTGTAATTTGAAATAGAACTTGTAAATAGATTTCCAAATCTCCATTTCTTTGCAACGTTTTTTGTTATGATTTTTTTTTGTTCTTTATATAAACTAGGTATAATATCTTTAATTATTTTTTCAGATTCTAAGCATAATAAATACATTGCCTTAATAAAAGTCTGTGCAGATTCTTTTCTATGTACACTTGAGATTGTAGGGTAAGGCCTCCTCATATGCGGTTTAGGTGGTATGCTGCCAATTATTGTAGAGTATTGTAGCACCTCTTTGTCTTTATTGCCATCAGCGAAACCAGAGGAACGCTTCATAGTAGATTTAGGTACCCTTTTGCTTCTTAATTCATTATCAGCTATATCAGCAAGCTGTGCGGCTTTTTTGTATTTTTTAGAAAGGTCAGCTATAAAGAATCCTACAGGCTCGTCATCTAAATAAAAAACAGTATCTTCTTTAACATTCGGTTCTATATTACCACAATTATCACCAACTTTTACGTCGTGTTCTCTGTATTTTAAATCTAATCTTTTCATTTACTCATATATATATTCATAGCCATTGGAAACCAATTCTGTTGCCACAATATATTATTTTTATTTTGTAAAATTTTATTATCAGTAAAATTTTTATAATTTACCGATTGAAATCTGATTGCATTTCTTAATTTATCTATACTGTTATCTACATCAAAACTCCATTCAAAAACTAATTTATTAAAATCAGTCAATATGTTCTGTAATATCATTATTTCTGCACCCTCAATATCCATTTTACAACAATCATATTTTTTTTGTACGGAATCAAAATTTACACAATCTACCTTAATTCCTTTGTTGTTCCATTTTTTTACAATAGAATTTCTCCAAACTTGATTCTTATTGCCGACAAAAAGATAACAACTTTTCATATCATTATGGACCAATGCCTTTTGATAAATGTTAGCATTATAGTTATTCAGTTTTAAATTTTTTTCAATGATTTTACAGTTGAATGGGTCTGGTTCATAGATGTCAACCTTTGCACCCTTACTCAAACATAGCAGAGCAAAAGCACCAACGTTGCCACCGCAGTCAATCCAATATTCATTATTGTTTATTTGAAAGTCTTTTTTTTGATAAATGTTCCTGCCAATAACTTCATCAAATGTTTTTTTATCTGAAAAACCATCACGATGATAAAATTCGATGCCGTTTATTTCTTCTCTAATTAACTTCATCTTTTTTCTTAGATAATAATTCGATAAGTAGTTTACCTAAATTATAATCTTTTTCTCTAAAAAATTTAATAAGATTAAAACCTGTTTCATAATCATCATTATCAAAAGGTATTTGTATAGCTTTTTTAACATTGCTTTGCATCTCAGAAAGTTGTTCAGAGAGGTCCTCATCATCTAAAAGAGAGTAATCTGGTTCATCTTCATAGAATGGAACCTGCATACCCCAATCATTAAGTTCATCTGTCTCCCACTCATTTGATAAAGTGTCCCAGTCCCACTCACCAAAAGAAAGATTGTCTTTGATTATAAATTCTTTTTTTTGCTCATCGGTCCAACCATTAGCAACGTCTACATAAACAAATTCTAGACCGGCAGCCTTTAAAGCTTTAAGTCTCATGTTGCCACCTAGAACTGTATTATTCTCATCTACAATCAGGGGCCTTTTTTCTAACATCTCAGGAAAATCCTGAATTGACTTAACTAAATTTTTGAATTTAAAGTCACTTATCACCCTCGGGTTGGAAGTGTTTTCTTTAATTTCTTCTATACTAACTAATTTTTTTGTATTCATTTAACAATATTTTTTAACAATATTACTGTATTTAATATTTTTTCCCTCTATTTTATGTTTAAAAAAAAAATACAGGTACCATAATTCTTTTAATTGTTTTTCAACTTCTGGCTCGTTTCTATTATATTCATCATCAACCGGAAATAATGAAGCAAGTGCATAAATCATTCTAAATGTTTTATAATCATCATCTAAGTTGTATAAATCTTCCTTTGCTTTGGTTTTGTTTTTTGTGATAAAGGTTTGGATTTTACTCAATAAAATTTTTTTATTTTTCCTCACATCCTAAAAGTAGGATAAAATCCTTTCTTTTAATAACCTTATTTTGATATTTATATACTTTTATTTTTTTTGTCTGTTTAAGTTGTAAGCTGTTTTCTTTATCAAATACAGTTTTCTTTAAGTTATCAACATCAAAAAAAACCTCTCTACTTTTGGCATTAAACACAGTAAAGAGGTTTATCATTGTTCGACAGCAATTATCTGTCTCTCCGTAAATTTCATTATTATTATCTATATAATAGTATTTAGTCTTTGATTTTTTTCGTTTCTGTAACTTCTTCCTCAGCTTCATTTTTCTCTAGTTCTTCTACCTTTGGTGGTTGAACACCAAATTGCTCTAAAGCCTGTAAAACTAATGAAGATTCTGATAATGTAAAAAGTCCGCTCTTATTTGCCTTCTCGCAAACAGAAACTAATAATTGTGTGGCTTGTTCTCTTGTCATAATTTGTTTATTTATATCTACCTGTTTTTAAATCGTATTGTATGAAACAGCTTCCTAAAGTACCGTTCAAACGTTGGGACTTCATTTTGACTGTTTCGAACTCAACAAATTTAATATGTTTTTCTTGATTTAAAAGTAAAGTGTCAACTAAATCTTTACCCTTGATTTTTTCCGCTACTTCATTATCATCAAGTCTATGCATAATTACCATACAGTCAGTTTTGTTGAAATGCATAGTCCCGCCCGCAAGCGAATAGGAATTGGCTCGAGGCTTGATATTGGCCCTGCTTAAGCTTGGAGTCTTTGGGTGTTCTATATAAGTCATTATACTATCATTATTTTTTGCAAATTGTTTTAAAATTGTTAAGGTAAGCTTTAAGTATTGATACATATTACTTTCTCCTGCATTAGATTCTACTACCCAGTTTAATGGGTCAATAATGAAATTATTAAAACCTTTTTCAACATAATCTTCAAATTTATCTACGAGTGAGTTTATTGTAGGCATCTCGTCATTGTTCTCAAGAAATGCAAAATGATTGCTTATAAATTCTAAAGCTTTATTCATCTCGTCCTGTTTACAAGTGTCACCGTATAAAGGATTTACATTTTTACCTAAATAAGCTTGACATAAGTTTAGCACAAGTTCAGCGGTATTTGTTTCTGGTGAGTACATCATAATCTTATCTTTGTAATGATATGCTCTAAGTATTGATAAGTAATTTATAATCTCTGATTTACCGCTTTGAGGATAACCACTAAAACAATATAAAAATCCTTTTCGCCATCTAAAATTATCATCTAGGCCTTTAATCATAGAACTCTCTCCCATTGGATAACCTTTCTCGTAATAATCAAATAGTTTGTCTTTAATATCATCTACAAATACTTCTTTACAAGCATTTTTATTATAATCTTTTTTTAAGATATCATCGAAATCTCTAACCTTTATTCCCATTTTTTAATCTGTTTATTTGTTTTTCTAAATCGGTCACAATATCTAAATATTTTTCTTGCTGAACTTGAATACTATCAGTTATTTTTTCTGCACCCACGTGTAATGCGTTCATAAAAATTATCAAGTCAACTAATTTATTTATTGTAAATCTTGATAAATCATAAAATTCTTTATCTAAATCTCTCTGAAACTTACCTCGGTTGTCAACTGAATCAATCCATTTTTTGGTTATTGGGTCGTTTTCGTAATCTTCAATAAATTTTTTTAATGTTTCCTTTTTTAAGTGCATGTTTTTTTTTATTTTTTTTACTAGAAATTAACTTCCTTAAGAAATTATTATTTTTTTTTAAGAAAAAAATAATAGAAGCTAGAAGAAGTTAGAACAAAATTAAAAATAAATTTAAAAAAAATTTTGATAAATCAAAAAAAGTTTATAGTTTTGTTCTTATGTTGACTACAGAACTTTTGGAAGGACGTCTCAAGGAGATGAAACTCGATAAACAGAAACTAGCTAGCAAGATTGATGTTACGACCATGACTGTTTACAATAAATTCAACAACCCTGATGGATTTAAAATTTCAGAATTAAAAAAACTTACTAAAGTAGGATTTATAAAAAGCTTTATAATAGAGGTCTAATGGATGAAAAACAAAAAATGATTATTAGACAGAGTTCTGTAAAATCTTCAATAGATTATTGGAAGATTAAAACAGAAACTAACGCACAAGATATTACCATAAATGACATTATAGATACAGCTAGTGAAATAGCTTATTACTGTTATCATGGTAAGAAGTATAACAATAACAATAAACTTTTAAAATAATGAGCAATACAATATGGTTAGGTAGTGGTTGGACCAAAAAAGGCAAATGGGGTGACTTCTATACTTTATGTTTAGATTTAAACGAATTAGCAAAAAATCCGGACTGCATCCGTAAAGAGGATGACAAAAAGACTTTATGGTTGACTGTTGGTAAGAGAAAAGACAAAGGTAAGGGGGGTCAAGATTTATACATCAAATGGGATAATTTTGAACGAAAGGAAACGGTAAAAGATAGTTCTGATGATATGCCTTTTTAGGTCGTCAGACATTTCATAATTAAGTTAGTTAATTTATGTGCCGGTGTCAATAGGTAGTTTGGAAGCACCTTGGAAGCCGGCACTTTTTTGTTTATGATAGAAATAGTAAAACACAGTTTTGGATTTTGCGGTGAAATATGGCACCCTAATTTATGGACTATCTTATATAGTTCTCCTGCCTTATATGGACTTTTCTATTACATCAATCAAGCATTACAACAAAATGAAAAAGATAAAAGATAGTAACGAACAATATCATTCACATAACAGCATTTCTGCTAGTGGTCTTAAGACTATCTACAAAAAATCTGTTAATCATTATCTGAAAGAATCTTTTAGAATGACAGATGCAATGAACTTTGGTAGTGCTGTTCACTCTGCAATACTTGAAGATAGTAATGATATTGCAGTAATGCCGGAAGTTAATCTTAGAACAAACAAGGGAAAAAAAATAAAGGAGGATTTCATTAAAGAAAATAAAGGTAAAATAATTATTAGGCAGGAAGAGCAAGCCGCTATAGATAATATTAAATATAATTTCAGTAAACATAATTTGGCAAAGAATTTAATTGAACGCTTGACTGAAAAAGAAGTTTCTTATTATGGTAAAATAAATGATGTTCCTGTAAGAGTAAGGCCGGATGGCATAAAAGAAAATGATTATATTATAGATATCAAAACATCAGCAGATGCTAGCCCTAGATATTTTAAAAGTTCTATATATAACTTTGCTTATCATCTACAGGCATGCTTCTACTGTGAAGCATTGGGATTTGACCCTTCAAGATTTAGATTCATAACAATAGAGAATAAATATCCATATTCAGTTGAAGTTTTTGCAATGAGTGATGATATGATTGATTATGGTAAAGATGCTTGGAGAATAGCTTTTGATTGTTGGAAGGAGTATTTAGAATCAAATGATGTTGGAGGATTTTGGTGGGAAAATTATAATAACGATGGAAGTTTAATTTTATGACAACAACAGACGATTTAAGCAAATATGAAAAAAGACAGTTGTTTGGTGCGTACCAAACAAATAAGATAGTAAGAGCAAAAATTGATGCACTTATGCACAAATGTCAGATTATAGAATGTAATCTAGGTATCGACAGTACAGATGAAGAAATAGAAAAAGCAAAGGGCCAACAGTTAGTTTATCTAAGTAAGATAAAAGAACTTGACCCTCTAAAATATGATGTATTAAAAAAAGTGATATGACAGAAAAAGAATTTGATAAATTAGTAAGACAATTAAATAACTATGCTGAGGAAATAAGACTATCTAAAAGACCGGAATATACATTAGAAAATACTGATGTCTTAACAAATTTCAGAAATACGGCAGAAAGGTTAGGGATTTCAGAATTAAAATGCTTTGGAGTTTTTTTTGATAAACAGCTACAGTCAATTTTTTCTCACATAAATAACGCAAATTTAAAAAAATCAGAGCCTATTCATTCTAGGTTTGCAGATATAATCAATTATTGTTATCTGGGTTATGCTCTGTTTGTAGAAAGAGATGGGCAAAAAAAGAATAATTAAATTAGTTGCTATTGTACTTGTAAGTATATTATCTTTATTATATGTCAGGGAGAACGTCAAGAAAGCGTGGCCACGATTACGAAAGACAAATACGACTAGAATTTCGTAAGTTAGGTTGGAAGTATTGTGAGACATCTAGGTACGCATCTAAGATGATTGATAATGCAAAAATTGATTTAGTTGCTACGGACCCCTTTGCAATACAATGTAAAGCCACTAGCAACAATCCTAGTTATCATAAAATTTTAGATGAGATGAGGCCTAATAAACCTCAATACAAATTGATATATCATAAGCGTAAAGGCGGCAGAGAATACGTAATAATGGAAAAGAACGATTGGCTAGAGATTTTAGAGATGTTAATCGACAACAAAATCATCAATACTTTTTAAAAATATTTTTTAAAAATATTTTGAATTTATAAAAAAACTTTCGATATTAGCTATATGATTGAGGGTTGGTTTAGATGCGGGCATTTAATTCCTCTCAGCAAGAATATTAAATTATTCAGTTGCAGGGGACTAAGCTAAACTCTCAATCTTTTTAAAACTTTAAAACTTTAGATATGAGTGTAATTTTATTTGATAGAAAATTTATAGAAAATGTTAATGAGAGTTTAAGAGACAGAGAAGATGTTCTCAAATTTATAAAAGCTCAAAAACATTATAAGTATAGAGCTGAATATTCTTTTGAAAGTCCTAAAGAATATTTAGGAAGGATGCTTTGGTACATGTATGTAGCTAACATAACAGCTTACAATCTGCAGTATCAAGAAAATGAATTAATTGATTTTAGTGATGTAAAGGCTGTAAAAGGCAAAACTCTTTCTGAGGCTATTTCAGATTTAGGAAGATTACTTTATAATGTTGTAACTAATGATGGAAATTATTTTATTGATAAAGAATGGTTACAGACTGCAAGAATGCTTCATCACGAGTTTCATCCTGAAAAATTAAAATTTGAAAAACAAAAAGTATAAACCTTTTATTAATCAATTACAGGAACTAAAAGAAATTGAGGTTACTTGTAAGAGATACACAGAATGGTCACAAAGTGAGTTTGAAGCTGACTTGTGGCTTTCTGTTCGTAATAAAATAAAAAATTTAATCAAATATTATGAAGCAGATAAATGAGATTATGAAGCACACAGATGCTTACAAACAGTTAAAAAAAAGAAAAATGTCGATTAACGACAACATTAAGTCTATCAAAGACTTGGCTGATAACATCTACGAAGAAAGACACACTAGATATATTGAGCCGGTGTGGTTTGAAATACAAAAAGATGATAACCCTGATATATGGGATGCACATTTAGATTATTTGGATATTGATTCTGATAACGGTACTGATATAGTTGTATTGAAAGTTGTTGGTTATGTTGAACATAAAAGCGATGTAAAATGGTAAAAGCTATAACAGAATTTTTATTTCTTTTAATGCTAACGACACTTACTTGGATAGCTTTAATTTTAGTATCATGAGTTCTCCAAAACATATTTCATTTAGGAACATCGATGCTTTTTGGAGCCACGATAATGAATTAGTCTTTGAGGGTATGACACACTATAATGAATTATATAGTGTCAGCATACCCGCTGATGAGATTACAGATTCTTTAGATTATATAATTAAAAACAGAATAGATTATATTACGTCTGAAAAAAGAAGATTGAACAAAGAGCAAAGACAACTTAAAGAGAAATTAAAAATATGGAAATCTCTGAATATATAAAAGAACATTTTTTAGATAGCTGTTCTAACAATATGCACGATTTGAACCACCGTAGAGAACTAATTAATATCTATAAAGAACAGTTGAAAAAAATTAAAAAATTCATTAAGATTGAGGATGAAAGTCTTAAGAAATTAGAGGATGACAGACTTAATAAAATATCCCAAAAGAATAAAGCAATTAATTAATTATAGCGGAATTCAGTTTGATAAAATACACCCTTCAGATATTGATGGTGTTTTAGAATTCGATAACCGTTTTCTATTTCTATTAGAATTTAAGCACATAGAAAGAAAACATAAAAGCTTTAAAGATTTCAATAGGGATGGGCAAAACATAATGTTAAAAAGAATAATAGATTCTTGGCAGTATAAAGACAAAAAAGAAGGATTTGTTGTCTATCTTTATCATAAAACAAAACCGCATGAAGATATAATGGCTGAAAAAACCTGTGTACATGGTTATTACCATAAACGCCAATATTACAAAATTAAGATGCCTCTGTTAGATTTTCTTTTTGAAATGGGGTGTAAACATGATATAGAAAAAATAACTGCTGAAAAGCGTTATATTTGAATTATTATTCATACTAAGTTTAGGCTGTCTTAGGGCAGCCTTTTTTTAATCACTAGGCTTTTCCTCATAGAAAGAACGATTATTGCTAACGTCAGTAGTTGCAGTTAACTTGGTTTGCTGAGGTGTGTGTGTATTAATCTTTATTCTATTCTTAGCTAAATTAAAAGTTATATTATCTATTGCAAGATGATTTGTAGCAGATTGGAATGTTGTAAAATTAAGCTTGGGTAATGTTAATAAATCTACAGGCTTAAGGTAGCCATAACTCTCTTTAATCTTTCTAAAAGTTCCTGTATATCTATCATTGTTTATAGCAAGGTCATTTAATCTTAGCATACAAGTTAAGTTCTCTAAGCTTGTTTCAGATGTTATGGTATCAAAATATTTGAAAGCAGAAATAGGAACATTGCTAGAGTTAGTCAAGCAATTAGAATATTTAACATCTCCTAACTGACCAAAAATTACATCTGACTTTTTAATTACAGAACTGTTTTGATTAATTGTGCTTTCAGTTACTATTGTTGTATTAACATAATATTTTAAATCTGATGAACTCTTGAAAACAAAATCATCGTAGTAAGTTCTAAAAAGAGAACTATTATGTAGCGACTCGTGAGAGGTATATAATTTCACAGTCAGAGTGCCTGTAACAGGGGGTGCTGTTGGTGTAAATTCATTCAATACCCATTGTTCAGAAACTGAACTAGATACTGTATTTTGACCTTGTGTGGAAGATGTTACCCATTCATTTGTACTCGCTTTCCAGTAATATAAAGTTCCAGAGCCATCATCTAAGACAAGTTGATATCTGATTGTATAACTGATTGAACTTTGTGCAGGGTCGTTTGCATAATGTGCAAAGCTAAAAGACAAAGAGCCGGATGTAGTTCCAATATTTCCTGTGTTGTTAGATGCTACTAAAGTATTAAATGATGTAGCTTCTGAGCCTTGTGCTAGTAAACTTTTAGTTCCTCCATATGGCTCTATACCAACCTGTACAGATAAAGTTGAATTGAAAGTGCTAGAGCTAACAATAGTATTTTTTAAACCTGTACCAGAAGAATCTTGTAGGGTCCAATTACTTCCGCTTGGAAGAAAGCCATAACCCGTAGTGTTAATTGTTGTTTGTTCAAATCCAAAATTTTCAAAAGCACTTTTTAATTTCAAATCAACAATAACTCGGTTTCTTATAGCAGGGCTTTTTATAACTCTCTCTAGTGTTCTGCCAAGAGGTTGTAAGGTACCGGACCCAGAGGTATCGTCAATGTTTGTTATCGGATTTGCTATAGAGAAATTTGTCAAAGAAGAACCTGTTTTATCAAATGCTAAAAACTCTTTTGAGTAAGAGCCACCGCCATCACTAAAAGTTGTTAAAGATAAAGCACCATTGTCAATTATAGTCCACGTGCCTTCGTGTTGGAAAATTCTAGCGTTGAATATTTTTAGTAGAGACTTTAAAATATCTTTGCAATTTAGAGCGTTGCCATTTTCATCTTGGAAAGCCGTAACATCATTTACATATACAGAATCAAAAGGATTACCATTTGAAGTTAAAGAACCGCTAGCAATCTTAGAATTATACCTACATAAAATCTTATAACCAAAGTCTAAAGATTTACCTGTGTCTCCTGCCCCGTTTTGTACATTTATGTTTTTTAATGTCTCTCTTATAGCTTGAAATATTGTAGGTGTTTTTGTTGTTAACTCGTAATTATAACCATCTATTGTACCTATTAAATCAGAAGCATTAATTTCAACTAGGAAAGGATAGGATTGCATAGGAATAGTAAATTGGTCCTGTACAATAAAACCGGTCCAATAGTTTTGGAAAATCTCATAATTTTCTCCCCCTGCATCTGAAAAAATATCAGCACTTAGTTTTATAATATTTGCACTACTAACTTGTGCAACCGTAGTACTGGCACCTGTTGTTGTATTGACAACAATATCTCCAACGTTTAGAGCTACAGTAAAATCTACACTTGTGTCTTTGAGTCTACTTGCTACAGCATAGGCATCGCTTGTACCTGCAAGATTATTAAATGAAATAACGACTTTGAATTCTCTGTCGAATGTTGGTATTAAAAACTCAAGTCCAGACTCTTCCCACTTCCAAAAGGCAGCCTCCCAATTAGTTTCTTCATCTTCCCATTCATCGCCACCTGTACTATCATCTATATAGAATTGTAATTTGCAGTTACTACCTATAATAGGGTTAAAATAATCGTCAGCTTGTTTCCAAGAAATTTGGACAGGATTAGGACCTAAAGTTAAGTTGCTTGATGAAGAACCTGTAAACCCATCTTTGAAAATCTGTAGCTTAAATTTATTTTCATCTACATCAAAAAAGTCAACATTGAATCTTTCACCGTAAGCCATTATCCTGTTATTCTTGTTCTGAAATCATCAGCCCTTTCTAGTGCTAAAACTAAGTCTTGACCTCTTAATACAAACTCTCCCTTTGTTCCACCACCCATCATGCTATCTAGTTTATTTAATGGTATGATAGCCTCTGCACCGGCCTCTCCAACTAAACCGATTGTAGGACCTGTGACAATACCACCTTTAGCAAATTTAGGTATAGATGCAAATGCCGCTAAAACACCACCAACTAATGTAGCTATAAAGGCTGGAGATGTAAAAATTGCAGCAGGTCCTGTTGCCGCACCACTAGCCGCACCACCTGCAATAGCAGAACTTGTTGCAGAAGCTTGGTCAATAACCATCTTAGCACTTGTTACAGATGCTAAAGATGAAAGACCTGCGAACTGCAGACCTGCTAGGGTAGCCATTTTTTTCGCTTCGTCAGCTATAACTTGTTTATTTGTCATTTTTCTAATTATAGCATCTTGTATAACCATCTGTATTAATTTAATCATCATGCTTATAATCTGATTAAAAAATTGGCTTGCACCTTCATTAGCTAGTTCAAAACTACTGACAACGTTTGTTGCAAATTGACCAAAAGCACCGCTAACAGCATTAGCCATTTCTTGTCCTTTTTCCTGCACCTCATTCATCTTAGTAGTAAGCTTCGTTAATGGGCTATCTTCATCATCACTATTTAATGTTTCTAAGCCACCATTAATACCTTCCTCAGTACTTTTACCAATATCAAAGCCTAAGTTTTTGAACATGATTAACAAATCATCCTTGACTCCTAGTAAAGAATTAGCAATACTATCTCTGATACCTTCGCCTGTAGTGTTTTCTATTTTATTTCTTAATGCACCTACTTTACCTATATCATAAGCAGCTGACATTTCATTATCTAAATCTTCAAAATTAGTTTTTATTTTTTCTGCTGTGCCTTTAAATATTAGACCTGCTATATCAAATTCACCTTGTTTTATCAAATTGAAAGCTGTAGTTAAACCTGCAAATCCATCTACTAAAGATTTTAAAACAGTACCCCCAGTTTTTCCTAATGCAGTAAAAAAGAATCCTAATTCAAAAATGCTCAATCTTAAAAATTCAGATTCGTTATAGATGTCAATAAAAGCATTTGCAATGTTAGAAAGGACATCTGTTATAGGCTCAATGTTTTTATAAACAACGACACCGAAACCAACAATACCTGCTATCACTAAATTTATAGGAGTAATCAAATAACCTAATGCTAAAAGTAGAGGACCTAAAGCTGTAACTAAAGCACCTATACCTATAATTAAAATTTTAGTTTCGTCGCTAAGTGTTCTAAATCTTTGAATTGCATTACCAAAAAAAGTAATCAACTTTTGTATAGCGGGCATAATGATGTTACCAAGTTCTACAGCTAATTCTTCAAATAAACCTTGTAATCTTCTAAGTTGATTTGCAAAACTTCCAGAAGTTCTTTCAGCATCACCTTGTGCATCTGCGGTACCTGCCATTATAATATTTAATCTAGCCTGTGCCTTCTGTGCCTCAGTAGCATTTTTAATGCCATCTTTGAGACCCATATTAAGTAACTCTTGATTCAGGTTTGTTTGGTTTATAATTACACCAAATTTTCTCATTGTTTCATGATTACCTACAATAGCAGATTGTAGGCCTTCTAAAACTTCTGATTCAGCCATATTGTTGAAAGAGGCTAAATCTAATGTTAATTGTGTCAATGCTTTTGAAAATTCAAGACCTTCTGCACGAGCAAAACCAAGCGGAACAAATGTATCCTGCAATGTACCCATAAACTTACGTAGGTCATTTGTTGAACGGCCTATACGCTGTGCTGTAGCTTGTACAAATTCTTCTGCATCATTTGTAAGCTCTTTAAATACAGCACTAAATTTTGCTTGAGTTTCTTCTGCATCAGATGCGGTCCTTACGAACTCTCTACCTAAGAGTGCTAAAGGTGCTGTTACACCTAATGTTAGAGCCTGCCCTGTGGCCTTAAGATTATTTGATAAATTTTGAAATTGAGATGAAACGCTTCTAAGACCTTTAGAAACTTGCGACGTATCAACCTTTACTGGAATTACAAAATTACTGAGAGCCATAATAAATATTTACAACAAATATAAGAATTATTTAGCTTTGCTTTTTTTCTCTTTCTCTTCTATTTTTTTAAGGAATGTTTCATACTCCTCTTTTGTTGATTTTGGGCCGGAAGCTTTTGTAATATTATCTTGAGGTAACTTAAATAATTGATGTGGTTTTTTTGCTTGATTGCTTTTTGTAATGTTAGAATTATAAATCATACAAGACACATATCTAAATTTTTCCCAATCTAGATTGTTGTTTATATGATAATGCTCTGCAACCAAGTAACATTCTTTGAAAGTGTATTTCCAAAAATCTTTAGGAGAGATTCCAACTTGACCTAGATAATAATCTAAGACACTATCCCAATTACTTACTTGCTTTGCTGTTGAGTTTTTTTTTGAGTCCTTTCTATACCTGCATTGATTTCGTTTCCTAATATCTTTGTTTCTGTCATAGCCTGCATAACATTTTGAAACTCATCTTGCTTCAAATCATCTAACCAAGAACCAACTTTATAGATATTGTAATCTATTTCATTGCCCTCCTCTTGGTCATAAGCTAATAAGCCACAGTATATAATCGCCCTTATAGACGATAACTGTGACTTATCTGAAAAAACTTTTTCTAAATCTTGTAATCCAACATCTAAAACTTCTGTTAATGATGCCCAAAAATTCATGCTAAAGTGCATGGTTCTGTTCTTACCCCCAATCTTTAGAGAGTAATAACCTCTTTGCTTATTCATAAACCAAATCTAAATAAAGATATTGGAATAACAAAATTAGCTAGTAATTGTAACTGAACCTGTAGCAATGAAAGTACCTGAATAACTTGCAGGGCTTTCCATTTCACTACTTACTTCCATTGAAGATATAAAGCCTTCAACTGTATATACAGGGTCTCCTGTAGAAGCAGTACCAAATTTAGCTTGTATTTTAGTTCTGTTATTTAATATGTTAACAATAGATTCTGCACCAAAACCATCATCATAAGCTACCAGACCATCGAAACTAATCTCAATACTTCTTGTACCTGCAATAACCTCTCTATAGCCACCGCTGTCTTTTGATGTACTTTCAGGTGTATCTAAAGTAAATGAAATCGAGGAACTTGTAGTATGTCCTAAATTAGTAAATGTAGAACCGCCATCTGACGATAATTTAAGCAATAAATTTGTTGCGTTAAAAACTCCACTTGTTGCCATGTTATTTATATTTTATTTTAAACATGACCAAAGATAGCTAGAATAAATTATAATTTTTTTTATTCAGATACTGATAATGTTACAGATGTAGGATTAATCTTCTCTGCAATCTGTGCATCTAAACTTGCTTTGAACTCGTCAACTTTTTCTGCACCTAGAGCTGATTCACACCATTCTGTGACTTTTGCGTTTGTCAAATCAGCAAAAGGTATAAAGTCAGTAATATCATCAGTTGAAATAACTTGTGTGCCTATGATTGTTGCAGTATATGGATTGCTCTCTGCATCTACTTTGTCAGAAGTACAAGTGTATCTCCAATGTATATTATAAACTACGTCTGTATTATCGTCTTTTGATGGGTAACAGTCAACTGTCTTGCAGTCCCACGAATAAGTATTTTTTGCTTTTGCCATAATTTTGTATTTAATATTTTAACAAATATAGTAATTTTTTAAATCTCTTTTTCTAGTTCTTTAACTCTAGCTTCAAGTTCTTGTATTGACTTTAGTAATATAGGTACTAGCTTACTGTAATCTACTTGTTGCATATATTGGTCATCTTTATCACCACTAACTGCTTGTGGCACTACTTGTTGTAATTCGTGTGCCATAACACCGTAACCTCTTGAATCATCTGCCTTCCACTTGAAGTCATACATCTTAATCTTTGATGCAATCTCTAAAGCATTGAAATCTTGTAAATCTTCTTTTAATCTGTAATCAGAAGAAGTGTTATAAGACGTTGCAGAATTTAAAGTCTGTATTGTACCTACAGTTCCGTTAGGGTTTTTAAAAGCAATACAAGAAGATGAGTTTGTTCTTTCTGCTTCTATTCTTGCACCAACGTTTATAGTGCCACCTGAGGCATCATTAAACGTTATGTGAAGTCTGCCATCTGGGCTAGTCTGATTTATGCCAACTGTACCAACACTTGTCACCCTTGTTTTTTCAGAAATAGTACCTGCATTATTTGTTTGAAATGATAATGCAGATGACCTTGTTGATGCAGTACCAGTCCAACTTGATTCAGGTATAGCCACGATTCGACCAAGATAATTGTATTGATTTGCTACAAATTCATTCGTAAAGTTTAATGCTACTTCTGATGTACCACCAACAGATTCATTTAATATTGCTAAACCATTAGATGAACCACTTGGTGCTTTTACAACAACTGAACCACCATAAGCACCACTACCATAAGTTGAGATAGTTTCGTTTGAATAATTAAAAAATGACCTACCATCAGATGTGATTCTTGCTCTCTCGGTTGCACCATCTGATTTAAAAATTATATTACTATTTGATTGAGTATTACCGTGGTCAGCAGAAAATACAATACTACCACTATTTTCAAATTGTAACAAAGAAAATGAACCAGTATCACTAGACGTATATCTAGTTGTAACAGTACCACTTGCACTTAAACTTAATAAATTTGCAGGTGTAGTAACACCACCGATTCCAACATTACCACCATTTGCAAGTACAAGCTGTGTACTATCGTTATGACCAATCCCTAAATATGAACCAGTAGCATCAGAGTTTGGCACAACTAAATCAATCAAACCATCACATATTGCACCATTTCTATCTTCTAATTGAAGTCTAGTTACCTTTGCAGTTGCGTTTGTATCTCTAAATCTTGCTACTGCTGATGCAGACGTACCCATATCGCCAACAACGTGAAGTTGTGCGTTGACTGTCGTTACACCTACGCCCAATCTACCATCATTTGTGATTCTAACTCTCTCGGTTGGTGTACTATCTGTGACAACTGACCTTGTACCAAATATCAAATCACCTTTTGTATTTGAACTACCACTTGTCGTTGTATAACCTATGTACGCAGGTACTTCTGTACCACCGTTAAAACCAAAACCAATCAAATTATGTTGACCATTATTGCCCTCAAAACCTATATGAAGTGTCATATCATTTTTAGCAAAACCAGTAATGCCTGTTCTTTTTATTGTTGTACGACCAGTACTTGTAACTACAACTCTATCTGTTGTATTAGTTCTTAATGCTAAACCTGTAGCACCACTTCTAACTAAACCACTTGCAGAACTAGAAGTAAGCATAAAGCCACCAGTATCAGAAACATTTGCATATATATTACCAACAACTTCAAATTTTTCACTTGGGTTCGTCTGATTTATACCTACGTTTCCGTCTTGGTGGATTCTCATTTTTTCACCATCGTTAGTATGAAATTGAACTTCGTTATTACTAATAGTACCTATTTGAACAGCGTGGTTTACACCTGCACTACTAACTTTAAATTTACCTACATCATCACCATTACCTTCTAATAATATTCCTACAGCACCTGATGCTTTATTCAAGGTAAGAAGTTCAGACGGACTTGACGTTCCAAGTCCTACGTTTCCGTTTCCGTTTACTCTCATTAATTCACTTCTGGAAGAAGTACCTGAACCTGCAAAAAATACGTGACTATCACCTACGTCAGCAACAGAATAAACTAGCGTATTGCTTTCTATACCAAAACCATAGAATTGAAAATTATTATTTGCTACTTCAAATAAACTTATCTTTCTTGTTGCAACACTATTTGCAAAAGATAATGGTGCATTTGGGCTACTGATGCCTATACCCCATTTTTGAGTACCAATGACACCTACAGTTGTACCATCTTTCATAATCTCGATAGCAGTACCATCTGTATTAAGTCTATTAGTATAAATCATAGAACCATCAACTCT